CGCGGCAAGCGACGTGAGCATCGCGGCCACCCGCAACCGCTGGTGGGCCCGCCGCAACCGCATCTTTGTCGTCGGGGATGCCCTCTCGGCCAACCTCGTCAAATTCCCCACGAAATGCGATGTCATCGGCCTGGGCTCCTACGACGGCTTCACCCGGGCGGGCCTCTCCGGTCGGCATCTTCCGGTCGGCGAATCCTACGGCACCCGGTTCTTCAACATCCACTTCAAGGCCGTGGCCCACGCATCGCCCATCATCACGCTCACCAACGCGGCCTCCGGGCCTCAGTTCCACGGCTGCGCGTTCGACGGCACCCTCGGAACCATGACCAGCGCGATCCTCTCGACGGCGTGCCCGTTCCTGGTGGTCGACGACTGCGATTTCATGGGCACCTTCGTCACGTCCTACATCAGCTTCGGCGCTGGAGAGGCGGGCGGAACCCGAATCACCAACAACCGGATGCTCGGCACGGCGGCAAAAGGTATCGTTGCCCCGGGCACCACGACCGCCTCCTGGATGCCGCTCATTCAGGGCAACACGATTCGTGCGACCGGCAAGCCCATCGAGGACGCATCCGGCGTGTTCTATGTTATCAACAACCGAATGTCCACTAACATCGACATCGGCACGACCACAGACGGGTATTCCTTCACGCTGAATCAGGCCTGCGGGAACATCCTGACCGGCCTGAACGGTGTTGCTGCTACGGTGCCGTTCGCGGTTGTTTCCGAGTAAACAGTTCGTTGACAACCAGGGCTTCCTCTGACGGCCGGCCAGCCTGACGGGAACGCAAGAACGAGAAAGGGGCATTGTCGGATGCCGACACATTCGACGTGTCCCTTTTTCTTTGCCCTGAGACCGAAAGAAGCAACTCCGGAGCATACCGAAAGGCGCTCACGGGGAAATAAATCAAATGGGGAGACGCCACAGGCAGCCCCCGAAAGGAGCATCACCATGGCAGTACCGGCGCAAGTACAGGCCCGGGCGGACAAGGCGGACGAACTTCTGAAGCAGGTGCAGGCCTCCACGGAGAAACCGGCCGGCGAAGTTCCCGCAACTCCCACCGGAGACCGGGACAAGGACAAGCCCGCGCAGGCGGAGACCGTCGACAGTCTGAAGGCGCTGCTGGCCGAGGCACAGCAGAAACTTGCGACCCTCCAGGGCAAGTACAACAGCGAGATTCAGGCGCTCAAGGACGACGTCAACCTCTTGAACAACCTCAAGAATCAGGTCCGGACGCTGACCGACCGAACCAGCGACCTCTCGGGGAAGCTGACGGAGGCCAACCGGCTCATCGGAGAGCTGCAGAAGCAGATCACCGAAAAGCCTGCACCGGCAGACGATGGAAAGATCGACCTGTCCGCACTCTCCGAGGAGGACCTGGAGCACTTGAGGGGTGAGGGGTTCGACGACAAGGTAATCGGGATTCTCGTCAAGGCACTGTCGAAGAAAGATCAGGCGAAACCTGCACAGAACCAGGACGAAATCGCCGAGATCCGGAAGGAGCTCGAGACGAAGAAGGTCAAAGAGTTCTGGAAGGAAATCAACGAGAAGGTGCCGGATTGGGAGCCCATCAACGGGAGCGACCCCTTCAACGATTGGCTGGATCTGCGGCTGCCGTACAGCAACGAGACCCGGCGTGACCGCCTCCAGGCGGCACAGAAGGAATCGGACTACGCGACGGCCATCCAGATCTTCAACGACTTCAAGCGCGAGAATCCCGCTGCAGCAACGCATAAACCGGAGCACCGGATCGACCCTGCCAAGCAGATAGAGCCGGCCAGCTCCGTCGTCCATCAGCCCCCCACGGACGGGAAACCGGCACCTGCGGGGAAAATCTACACGCGGCAAGAGGTTCGAGAATTTTACGCGGAGCTCTCCAAAGCGGCGGCCAAGAATGAGATCACCGACGAGATGAAGAAGAAGGACGCGGACATCATCAAGGCCAACACGGAGGGGAGGATCCAAGGATAGACCCGGGTCTGACGAGCGTGAGCGGGGGTCGCCGACACGGCCCCCGGCCCGGTAAGTACCTTGTCGGAGGGAAGCCATGAAAAAGGAGACCAACCATGGCTTACCCCGTATCTTCGGGTCTTACCACCCATTCCGGGACCTACACTCCCGAGATTTGGGCGGGCAAGACGCTCGTGAAGTTCTACACGGCTACCGTGTTCGGCGCCATTTGCAACACGGATTATGAGGGTTGATCGTAATGATTTTGCCCTCGTTAAACGCCCTTAATTGCGGGAACCTCCTGAGAGCCACGGATACGCTACCGGCCAGCGATGGACCGGCGCACCGTAAAAATGCCGTGGATTGGACAATCCGCAGCGAAGCGACCCGGAAACGGGCCGAACGTTCAACGACTACGAGAAGTAGCCTAACCCTTTTCGGTATGGCGAACCTCGCACGAATGGGGCGGGTTATTGCTCTAGCCTTTCTTGCGCTTTTGCTTGTCTGGACCCCTTCCCGCTTTTCCAGTGTGGTGCAGGCGAACGTGATCGACTACAGACATCAATTCAAGGTTGTCGATTCGGTTGTCGGCCTTCCTTCGGTTCTTGTGGTGAACGGCCTCGTCCTCGGTAAGGAATCTGCCAATGTGGGCTTCCATAACGAGACGATGCTCCGGGACATATCCCTTACTGTTCCGGTAAGGGTGCTGGGGGGAATAGATGAGAATGTAGCCGTTATGCTTGGCCTTTCCTGGGTGGTAGGGGTCAACGGGCTTGACGCCGATTTGGGCGCAAATCTGCCCGACTCTTTCCCGGGTAATGCCAAGCAGGGAAGATATTTCCTTCATGGATTTACCTTCTCGAACCATAACGGCGACGCTCTCGGGATCAACGGGTCCACGGCGCGAGAGACCGAAAGATTTCATGTACCTGAGAACGAGCTTTTTGCTGACACCATGCTTATCGGCGACAGCCTGAAGCGTTCCAAGTATACGATAATCCTCAGCAAGGGCTTCTCTGGTAATGAAGAATTTCTTCTCTGCCATAGCGAACCTCCAAAGCTTTCGAGAAGTGTATCACTAAATTTGGAGACACGCAAGAGCAATGATCAAGATATAGTCTGGACTGCGCCGAAAGACGCAGAAGGCAGGATAAAGAGCCTGCCGATAACATCTCTGGAAATCAAGAAGTACGGCGACACGGTCCACATCCGTACCGTCCCCGACATCACCATCCGGGATTACACCATCGGCCAGAAGCTCGTGCGCGAGCGGCCGCTTCCCGGCAAGGTGGACCTCCTCATCGACAAGGGCAAGTATTACTCCATCTCCATCAACGACGTCGAGAAGCTCCAGGCGGACATCAATTACGTCGAGAAGTGGACCGACGACGCCGGCCAGCAGATGAAGATCGCGGTTGACGCCGCAATCCTGGCGGCTGTCTACGCCGACGCCGATACCTACAACAAGGGCAACTCCGCCGGCAAGAAGTCCGGCGCTCTCGCCTTCGGGGCCTCCGGCGCCTTCGTCACGGTCGACAAGACCAACATCCTCGACTACATCGTCGACATGGGCACGGCCCTGGACGAGCAGAACGTGCCCGAGACGCAGCGCTGGCTCGTCTTCCCGGCCATCTTCTGCGGGATGATCAAGAAGTCCGACCTGAAGGACGCCTCGCTCTCCGGCGACGGCACCTCCATCATGCGGAACGGCCGCATCGGCATCATCGATCGCTTCACGGTCTACTCGAGCAACCAGGTGGCGCAGACCACGGACGGCACCACGACGGTGCATAACTGCATCTTCGGCCATCCGTCGGCGATCACCTTCGCTTCGCAGCTCACCGAGAACCGCGTCATCCCCAACCCGGACGACTTCGGCGACCTCATGGAAGGCCTCCAGGTCTACGGCTACGAGACCATCAAGGCCGAGGCGCTCGGGCATTTCTACGCGGCCAAGGGCTAAACCCCTAACCCCGGGTCGGTAATCAGGCCGGCCCGGGCTTCCGAAGAAAAGGAGATTCACATGGGTACTTACAATCTGACGAAGGGGGATACCAGGCCGGCCGCAATGGATTACGGCCAGATCTTTGTGGCCCGGATCCCCATCGTAGTGACGGAAATCATCGCGGCCAACGCGACCCTGACGGCCAACGCCAAGATCACGGCGGCCGACGTCATCCAGATCTGGGACATCCCGGCCGGATGCGTGCTGCTTCCCGGCCTTGCGGCCTTCAAGGTCGTCTCCCCGGGCACGGCCTCCAATACGGCCGACATCGGAATCGGCGGGTCAACTGACTATCTGCTCGACGGAGTTGCCCTGGACGGCACGGCGGGCACCATCACATACGTCGCCCACA